ATGACACTGTGAGCATTGCTCGTGCCCATGTACATAAATGGTTTTGGCTTCGCAGCCACATCTATTGCATCTCATCTATTTCCTCCATGGTCATTGGATAGACAAACACGGGTGTTTGTTCGCCAACCCATGCACCTACGGTATTAAACTCTAAATACTCAACGGCTTCTTCTTCTGTCATCTTATCACGATCTACTAGGATCTTAACGGCTTTATTAAAATCATAAACAAGAACGTCCTCTTGGGAACATCTCCTGCCGATCCCGATAAGTGCATCATCAAGTCTGTTTGCTTTTAAAATCTGACTACTCCTCTTTACCTATATTAACAATAATATCTGGTCTGGGCAACGGTTCTTTAACATACCACTCTTTTTGTTTGTAGGAAATAAAACACTTATAGCCCTCGCCATAGATCTTATCGCTCCACATTTGACACTCTTCGGGCGTGGTAAAGTGCATGACGGTCAGGAGGCTATACATAATTACTTGATTGGTCATACTTCCCTCCCTAATCCTCTTAATTTCAATACGTAACTTTTGAGTTCTTCTCTTGCTCTCTCGTGATCCCTAGCTATGTCCTTGTGTCTTTCTAGTTCAAAGACTTTGGTTTCGTAGTGATCTACCTGTTTTCTTAAAAAATTTAGTTCATACTCTTCTGCAGGACTAAGTTTTTTTGTCATCCTCTTTCCTCTCTTTTTTTGTAACTTTAAAAAGACGAGCGGGTAGTTTTCTCCAAACCCAACGATTAGTGTGATCTTTGTTGGGTTTGTAGAATTTATTTATATTAAACTGCTCGGCTAGTGATTTTTTGTCAGGCATATTTTTTTATGCCTTGATTGTGTAAGCTATCTTTAAGTTTTGCAAGTTCGTCTCTATCCTCAGATTTAATTGCATTACCTACTTTATTATTTTCTTTATCATATTTTCTACAACGCATTTTGAATATATGATGGTTCGCCCAGTTTAAACCGCATTTTACAGAACAAAAATTACCAAAAGGCATTTTCCATTTTCCTGTGTAACAAGTATAATCATAATAAATTCTACCGTCGGCACTGGGTCTTGCTTTCTCGGATCTTACTTCAAGATTACCTTGATATTTTTCACCGGGTGTTTCACTAACAAATTGTACGGTTTCTTTTTGTGCTTTCTTTTGACAGTTGTAACAAGTTACACAATGGTCCAACAATTTAGGACCTGATAAATCACCCCTCCTCATTTTTAACCTCCATGTTTGCTTTTAGTACCTCAACAAAACTTTTCATGGATATCCAATATCCATCAGACGGTAAACTCATGTTTAAAAAATCTTTGTGAGTAAAATAACCTGCTTCATCATATTCTGCCCAGACACCACTATTGGTAAAATAAGAGGCCCCATCTTGTTTGTTGCCTATCACCCAATAAGGATAACCGTTTTTGTCATATAATAAGTTTTCATATTCTATTTCCATAATATACCTCCATAAGAATCAGTATGCGCTTTTATGGGATAACTGTCAAGACATAAAAAAAGAGCCGTTGTTATGTTGGTTTGAACAAATCATAGGATTAACAACGACTCTTTAACACATGGAGTGACTAAACCGTAAAAGATATTATGGGATATGTCAAACTCTTTTTTCAGGTGGTTCTGTAGAAAAGGTTAATTCTTTATTTTGATAGGCTTCATAGACTTGATACATGATCTTCAACTGTCCCCCCATCGTGCGCCCCTGTTCGCGGGACAGTGCCTTCAATTCTTTGTACACTTCGATAGGAACAAGCACACTTTTCCATTTAGTTGTATCCATTTTGCATCTCCTTTAATGAGAATATATAAGATTTTATTGGATTATTCAAGGGAAAAAGGGTGCCCTCCTCGAAAGGGAGGAAGGAGGGCACAAGTTTGAGATGGTATACAGGTCATTGAGCGGTTCCCCAACTGCGACCCACCTCCACGTCACATTTGTTAGGCACCTCCAAGGGTACTGCATTTTCCATGATTCGGGAAATATTTTCTGCGTCTGGCTTATCTTGTACAGAAATCGCTACTTCGTCGTGTATTTGTATGAGAGGGACGCGACCGGATTGGTAAATATCGACCATAGCTTTCTTTGTCATGTCCGCGGCCGACGCTTGAATAAGCCTGTTTAGGGCTTTATAGGTATAAGCCCGCTTGAGCTTGGTGGTCTTACCATATTCCTGTACAGCTTGCTCAAAAGGCATGGCCTTATTCATTTCAAAGCGGTCAGGTTCCCATAAATCAAAGCGGCATTTTCGGCCGAGTAGTGATCTTACGGAGCCTGAGCTATCTCGTTCATTTAAATGGTTCATTACTCCGTTCATCAAGCCCTTCACAAAGGGTACTCGCTCGTGGTACTGACTGATGATGGACTTGGCTTCCTCTACTTCTATACCTAATTGCTCGGATAACTTGTTGACACCCATGCCGTACATCATGCCGAGGTTGATGGTCTTGGCAGACTTACGCGGTATCTGTGCCATTTCTGCAACCATTGTATGAAAATCGGTAGTCGGGTCGCTATTATAAGCTTCGACAAACTCTTTTGCGCCTTTGAGAGGTACTTTTCTGGATACACCAAAGACATGAGCGTAGTGAACCAAGATCCGTGGCTCTTGTTGCGAGAAATCAATAGAACCCCACTGTTCTCCCTCTTCAGGTAGGAACAAAGAGCGAATCATAGGACCTAATTCAGGATCTCTAGCGGGGATCTGCTGTAAATTAGGGTTGTTCATGGATATCCTACCCGATACCGTGCCCCCTTGGTCGGAACGTATCTGGTTAATATGGCTATGAATGCGTCCGTCTTTGTGGCAATGCTTCATAATTGTGTTGATAAACGTCCCTCTGGCCTTGTTAATGTTACGCGATTGCACAATAAGCTTGGGTAAATCATGCGGATGCTCCGATAAAAAAGCTTTTGTAAACGACGGTGCGCCCTTTTCGGTCTTTGGGTACTTGATATTCAGGGCATCAAAGCCTTTTGCAAGCGATTGAGCCGCCCAAATCTCTACATCGTGACCTACCATGCGTCTAATCTGCTGATTTAAAACAACTTCCTTCCTAACAAGGTCATCTTTAGTCCTTTCTAGTGCGTCTTGGTCAATTCTAACCCCCTTCCATGTCATATCAATCAAACAGGGCAGTAAATTTAGCTCTAAATCAGCTATTTTTGACAATCCTTGCTTGTTTATCTCGACAGAAAAGTAATTCCAAAGGTCCAAGGTCAGTTTTGCGTCGTCGGTAGCGTAAGGACCTACAAACATGGCAGGTAACTTCCACATTTCAGCTTTTGGATCGACACCAAAGGCAGATGCAGCCTCATTTAACTCTTTTTCGGACTTGGTTTTGCTTAAATAGTCGTAAGAAAGCGCATTTAGGCTATAACTAAAGCGATTTTCGTCCAATAACGAGGCAATGACCATGGTATCAATGATTCTACCATTTAAAGTAAAGCCCTCTTGTCTAATCCACCCTGCATCATACTGTGCATTGTGCATAATTTTATCTGCAGGGCTCTCAAAAACCTTTTTTAACCACCTATTGACAATTCTTTCGTCTAAATTACCCCCGCCGACGTGTTTAACAGGGATATAATGTGACCATGATTCGGTGGCAATGGCATATCCTACAATCATCCCGTCTCCTGTAGGCCAACCCGGTCCTTTAGATTTGATGTTCGGGTCTCTGGTTTCTACGTCAATGGCAATTTGCTTACAGTGACTGAGATCGGGTAGTTCATAAGGGGGCACCCATTCGCTCTTGGGTGCAAACATTGTTAGTTGTAAGGACATATCATCCTCCATCTAGGGATTGGTTTGAGTTCTTTACCGTCAAGAGTTATGTAAAAATTTTTGCAATCAAACTTAACAGATGCGTCACCGTAGTGCATTTGCTTGTGGTGATTAGCACAAAGACACATAATGTTGTCGGTCAAATCGGTACCATTTTGGGAAAGTGGGATGACATGATGAGCCTCTGAATATTGACGACCATTTTCTTTTATAAAGGAATAGTTTTCAAAAATACCTTGTGCATTACATATTTGACACTCATCCTGAAAATGTTCTTTGACTAAATCCCCATTAGGACCACGCTCTATACGTTTAGATTGTCTCAAGTCCTCTTCTTTTTCTTCCTTTGTTTGATAAATCTCTTCTGGATAAGAAATGATATCGACGTCTCTCACATAGTTTAATTGTGTATACTTACATTGTTTAAGGTAATCTAATTCTTTGTTGTCTGAAACATTAGCCGTAAATGAAAAGTTCATGCCCTCAATGATGTCATGTTCATCTGAAAAACGGTTGAAACTTTTGCTGTTTGTTTTATAAAGATTCTCATAAGTGTCTTTAAAAAAGAAACCATCTTCACCAAGAAACCATTCATCTGTGTAAGAATTAATATTCCCATACTTTGTATCCACACAACAAATAAAGCTTAAATTAAATTTTTTCTTTTTTTCACCTTTTTCAAACCAATGCTCTGAACCTTGATAATCGGATAAAATTTTATACACCTGAGACATAGAGTGCTTATTGCAAGCCATTACTTCTCTCCGCCCAAAGCACCATAGCCACAAATGTCAACCCAACTGTCATCATGGTCAGGTGTTTCTATTAGTCGAGAAAGCTTAGTGGCTACCATACATTGATAGACTTGAGGCACGGTTATTTCTTTTTCCAATAAAACAGACCACATTTTTGCAATACGATCATGGTTTTTATAAGCGTCCCCATAATCTTTGGCTCTAGGTCCGTTAATCATTAACTCTGCCTTTTTTAATATTTCTTCTCTTTTCATAAATCGTAACTCCTCGTTGCGTCTTCGGGTTCTACTATATATAGATTTTCTTTTGCCCTTGTTACGCCCACGTAAAAAACCCGATGGATATCATCAGGTTCTAAACGTGAGCTTTGTTCAGCCGCCCACGACAAGTCGGTATGTAATACGACATTATCGGCTTCTCCTCCCTTTGAGCCGTGGATCGTGGACACTGAAATGCGGGGAATACCATTGAACTTTTCTCCCCGCCTCAACATGGCAATAATATACGCTCGTTCCTCTTCAGGAATTTTATCAAGCGCAAGATGCCATATCTCTTCTAGGTCTTTTAACAGACCAAAATTATCTTTTAACTCAACATAGGTAATCATATCACCGTCATCTAAACCATTAAGCTTCTTGTAACCACGCTTTACACCCTTGCCGACGGACATATAGTGATACATGGTTCGTGCTTCTTTACCTGAGATAGGTCTTTCTTTGCGTAAGTCCTCCCAAGCATTGACGGCAATACTAATCTTTTCATTGATGGACCGTGAGCCACGGTATTCAAACAGTAATCCATTGGACCGTAAGGTATTTTTAACGGGGCTCAGTTGATACCCCGCCTGAGCTAGAATAAGCCACTCGCCTTCGGACATATCTAATTGGTTGATATCCCAGATACGTTCTACCTGTCCGTCTAAATTCCTTGGTTCATACTTCTTGGCATGACGTTTTTTGATACGCCTAGCTACATTTTCTGCAACGCAATGTACATTCTTAGGGACACGGTGGGATTGAGACAAGGTTTCTGAGGGGCTATCCATCGTAATAAAATGATGTACATCTGCACCCGCCCACTTATAAATAGCCTGATCATCGTCCCCTGCACAGTACATCTTCTTTGACTTCTTCTCTATAAGATGAGCTATCTGCCATTGTAAAGGAGACAAGTCCTGTGCCTCGTCCAGAAAACAAAGGTCAAAGTCAGGGCAATAACGGTGAGACTCCTGTACAAACTGTTCAAGCATATCGGTAAAGTCAAACAAACCGTTTGCTTCTTTGTACTTCCTGAGCCCCCTGTCAACATAATCGACAGTAACCCAAGGCTCCTCAACAGTGCTATTATCATATTGTTCTTTTAAGGATACTCTCCTGAGACGGGCTAGATTGATAAGACCAAGGATCGGATCGTGAGCCTTGAGCATATCGGGTAGGTCATCGGACGACGGTTTATCTACATGAA